CTGTAGGGCCATGAGTTGTCTTAGTCGTTCTGCTCCCATAGCTTGAGTCTGTTCAGTACCTGTCATACCTAAACTAGCTAATTGAGCTGCTCTGGTTTGTTGAGCGCCTTGTAGGTCTGAAGACATACCCGCAAGCTGACTTGCCTGTCCAGACAAACCCAAAGCCTGCTGATAAGCCCTATCTTGTTCTGATCCAGCCTGTTGCATAGCCATTAAGCCAGCTTGATTCTGTGCTTCAGCTTGTGCCTTAGCCATAGCTAACTGTTCAGGAGTACCACCGTATTGAGCTGTCTGAATACCACCACGACCCTGAGCCTGCAAACGCTCTTCTAAAGCAAGACGTTGTCTCTCTTCTTCTGGAGTCTGCATAGCTCGTAGTTGATTGTAGATATCCTGTTGTCTTCCGACTTGATTCATAGACCCTAAACCAGCAGCAGACTGACCAGCCAAACCAGCGTACTGAGAACGTAGAGCTTCAATGTCTTGAGGAGCAGACAGACCTTGTAGACCTTGTTGTCCACCCATTAGGGCTTGCTGTGTTATCCCCTCTAAGCCAGTAGGTTGTCCGTACTGTCCTGCTTGTTGTCCGAACATATCACTAAAAACACTTCTCTGTGCTTGCATTCGGGGGTCTATTTGTCCAACCTGCCCCAGAAAGCCCTGAGATTGCCCGTAAGCCTGATTAGCCATCTGTCCGTACATTGGGTTAGCTGGTTGCCCTATCTGTGCTGAGAGGTTACCAGCAGCCCCAAACATGTTGTTCTGTATGGCTTGTTGTTGAGGACTAAGCTGCATACCGAATCCACCTTCGGGTGTAGTAGTTAAACTACCTGTTCCTCCAGTTACAGTAAACGGTTTAAACTGAGCCATTCCAGCGGCTGTACCACCAACTTGAGCAGCACCTGTCTGAGCAGCACTACCAGCATCTAAAAGTGCTTGCCTTGATTTCTCAATGCCTGTAATCTGTGCGCCTGTAGATAATAAACTATCAAGAAAACCCATTAGTATGTACCTCCGGTAATTGTACCGGCAGTAAGTGTACCAGTGACTGTTACTGTTGCTGCTGTTACCGTACCTGTAAAGGTAGGACTAGCGATGTTGGCTTTGCTGTTGTTGGATGCTTGAATGTTATCAAACTCAACTCCAAACTCACTGCCTTTAATTATCTTCAACGGGTTACCAGTAACTAAAGCATCCTTAGAAGCAAAGTCCGTTGTCTTAGTATAGTTTGACATTTATAACATCCTTCCTATTAGTGCTTGTATATTCATTTCTTGTAGAGAGATTGGAACACCACTTACGGTGACTGTTAATCCTAAAGTAACTACATTGCCACTACCTGATGGTCTGACTTTCTTTCTGTCTAAAATAATAGAGGCTCCATATTCTGATGTAGGTACATTAAATTCAGCTATGTTGAACTCAGCGAGTAAAGAATTCTTTAGGGTTATTACTTCTTTTGTGTATGCTTGTGTGTAGTCATAGCCCCAGTTAACTGTTACTTGTGTGTTCTGACCACCGATGAATGTCAAGTCTAATTCTTTAAGTATCTTTAATCTCGATGAGTCACCAAAGTCAAGAGGATTGGTAAAGTAATTTACTTGATACGGTGATGTAACATCTAGATAACCTGAGTAAGCATTGATACCATCTACATTACCCATATAGAGAGTCCCATCATCTAAACGATCAAACGCATTTAGGTTAACCCCCGTCCATACTGTTACTCTATGACTACCATCCTCTAAAGGAACACGCATATCGAAGCAGTAAACAACACTAGACGATGGCAACGACAGTAAATAGAAAGCCTCTTCAGGACTGTATACAGACTTAATACCTACTGTCTGTAGGGGGATTAAGCTCAGTAAATCAGTACGTACATTCTTACTGACATCCCTCACTGGAGATGACTTCTCTTGAATGACTCGACCTAAGCTCCTTAGACCTTCATTAGAGAGGAACAGCAAGTCAGTACCAACATTCTGTACGGAGTCTCTGTGAGCACAGCCTACGTTAGCGATAGTGTCAGACAAAACCATAGTTGCAGGAGAGGTTGCACCTGAATAAATAACAATAGAGTTCTTACCGAAGATGATTAAGAAACCATTGTGTGCTGCTAATGATACAACCTCATCGTAGCCGGTAGGCCAGACGTTAGTTAAGTCCAGAGAGCCTGTGGAGCCGCCAGACCACTTAGTCCCATCTAAAAGATCAGACCAATAGATAGTAGAGGTGTTACCTGTAATGTCCCCTACCCAGAGCCTACCGAAGGCAGCTAATACTTCATTGCCGTTAGGTGGTGTTCCAGTTGCGTGTGGGTGCGTAGCTACAGTAGTTATAGCACCAGCGTGGTCGCTATACACTAACGGTGCATGGTCACGTTGAAAGAAGAAGCAGTGGAAGTTAAAGTTAACTATCTTCCAATCATCACCAGTAACTGTATAAGCTGCTGGGGTTACATCCACAAGCGTTGACGTACCGCTAAAGATTAGGCTATTGCCAGTAGAGAATACAGTCTTACCACCCGTTGTGTTTATGTGCTCCTTGATAGCTGTAGTGCCTACGCTTGTACCTAATATAGCTTGATTCTCTGTGAGTAACACACGCCCTTTACGCGCTCCTATCCTACCGTAGTTATCTATCACACAGTTATCAGCAATAGACGCAAAGGACGTATCCAGACTCAAGGGAGAATCTTGTGTGTTTAGTCCCCTAAAGCCCGGAGCTGATACTGTTATATTCTGTAGAGGAGAAGCCATAACTATATAACCCTAAAGATAAGGTCTTCTGGGTGTCGGTTAGCGTCTAAAGCAATAGCATCAGAAAGGAAACTATCAGCTATTGCAAAGTATTCAGCAGTACTTGTACCCCCAGTCTCTCCTCTCTCTCTAGCAGTTAAAGCTACTGCTGCTTGAACAACCGGACGGGAAGGAATAACTAATTGATCTGTGTCTTCAACTAAATCAGGGTTCCTTAAGATACAATTAAAACGTAATGCAAAGACAGCATCTGGAATAGGGTAGATGTCAACTAAAGTATCTCCGTTAGAATCTACACCATTAAAGCTGTAGTAGGTAGGTGAGCCTGTCGTTGGTGTCTCATTTAAGAATACATTGTTCATCCACGTTGATGGGCGATAAGTCATAAAGTTATTAGACGTATCGTTGATTACATCCAACATCTTTATATTATTCTGACTACCAGTTAACGCATAGTTAAAAATATCCTCAGACGTAGTAACCGTCAATGTAGTCCTAAGTGCTGACCAATCGTGTGCATCTTCTACCATACTCTTACTGTCGTTGACGAAGTCTCCAACCATAGCAGAGTATGCAGTTTCATTTACTGAACCTACCTCTGTTATACGCAGCCTTCTGAGAACAGCGTTTACTAATTCTAAATACGTCATATAGCTTGCATCCCTCGTGGGTTGTACTCTAGTGGTTCAAACGGTTTAACTCTTTCGAGTTCTTCCAATTCAAAACCTAAATCAATCTCATCTAATTTTTTGTTGGACATCAAAGAAGCACGTGGAATTGGCTGACCACCACCACTAATGTTAAAGTTTAAAGGGTTCCTACCGCCACTATAATTTACATTGGGCATATTGATATTTGGTAAGTTTACATTAGGAAGGTTAATGTTAGGCATATCAATATCATCTATAAAGTTATCTAGCTGATTGATAGCATCGTAAGTACTGTCTAATACATCATCAACAACGTCTACTACAGGCTCTGTAACGGCTTGTATTACGTTACCAGTGGCTTTAGCTACGTCACCTACAGCTCCTACTACAGGCTTAACTACTCCTCTGTTTATAGCACTGCCAGCCTCTACTATAGGATCTGCAACAGTCTTAGCTCTTTCAATAAGAGGTTGTGCTGCATCATCTATAGCTGAACCAACAGCCCTTACTGCATCTTCAACAGCAGGCATTGTTTGTTTAATGGGTTGAAGAATAGTAGAGTCAATTGCTCTTCCTACATCTTTAACAACAGTGCCTATTGCTTTAATACACTCAGGAGTTTCTATACCACCTGTACCTAATCTTGATGATCCACCTTCAGTAATGTATTTACCT